GGCTACACCATTAACCACTTCTTGACTGACACTAATGCGTGGTTCTTGACGACCGACGTACCTAACGGTATGAAGCACTTTATCCGTGTTCCTTTACAGAACTCGATGGATGGTGACTTCGATACCGGTAACGTACGTTACAAATCAAGAGAACGGTACTCGTTTGGGTGGAGTGACCCTCTCGGGATGTACGGTTCACAAGGCTAAAATCTCTTATTTATAAGGGTTTGCAAAGGGAGCTTCGGCTCCCTTTGTTTTTAAAAGTCCTTGACACTACACATAAATAAGAGTAAAAAACAAGATAGGTCTGGGAATATAAAACCTTGAAAACTGACCCAGCAGACTTAGTAGAGATTTCAAGGTGACGTGCTACTACACGAGGATAACATGGCTCTCTCAACTACCCAAAGTATTTGGCGTTCAGGCGGCGGCGATACAACGCGCACCGCTTATTGTGGTTCTGGTGTAATGGCTGCTCAGTTTTATATTGCTGACGCATCTGTTACTTCCGCCGCTAAAGTAAAAGTTTCTTCTGCTGCAGGCGCAGCTAATTTAATTCTCCCGTACGGTGCTGTGGTTTTATCAGTGTCGATCCCTGGGGCTACCGATAGCACAGGTCACGTCGATCTGGGCACTATTGGATACACCACTGCCACTGCTGATACTAATTCTTTAGCTGATAATCTAAGTATCGCTGCTGGTACGACTAGCGTAGGTACTGTTGTAATTGGCGATGCTCTTACGGAAATGTCGTATGTAACGGCAGTTAAGAACTCTGATGGAACGGGTGCAGTTAGTGGCTATATCACTTACTTCGTTAAAGATCCGCTGGCTGGCCAACAAAACGTCTAATAGGAGGCGAAAATGCGCCAAATAGTCGTTTCAACAACCACAATCGGAACAAGTGCCCCAGTCGTATTAGACCCTTATATTGCGCCTTTCCAGGTAAGTATGGGGGTTCAAATGTCGTCTGGGTCAGAAGTTACGATTCAGCACACCTACGATAATGTGCTGGACCCAGCGATTACACCGACTTGGTATATTAGTAAGGCATCTTTGGCTGACGAGGGCTTCTTATTGCAGGAAAATGGCGACGCTATTTTGCAAGAAGATGGGTATTACCTTCTTACTGGGGATGAAAATTTTACTCACTATATTGATTTCCCAGTTTCAGCAGTTCGGCTCAATACCCTTGCTAATGGTGGCACAGTGACTATGACTGTACTGCAAGCGGGTATGCCCGGACGATAATTTTTAGGAGAATTAAATGGCTAATGCAAAAATCTCCCAACTGCCTGCAGAAGTAGCAATTGATGGTACAGCTCTGGCGGTTGTGGTTCAGGACAATGTAACGTCCCAAACTACGGTAGATGATCTGTTTACAGATCGTACCCTAGCAAATCCAACACTGACTACCCCTCAGTTAGGCACACCGGACTCTGGCACGTTAACTAACTGTACTGGTTTACCGATTGTAAATGGTACAACGGGTACGTTGAGCGTGGCAAGAGGCGGCACCGGTATCACAGCATTTGGTACAGGTGTAGCGACGGCTTTAAGTCAGAACGTAAATGGCTCTGGTGCTATATCGTTAACGACTAGCCCAACATTTGTTACCCCAACGTTAGGAGTAGCGACAGCTACAACAGTCAATAAGGTTGCAATTACGGCCCCTAACACCGGGTCTACGTTAACTATTGCTGACGGCAAAACCGCAACGGTAAATAACAGTATTACTTTTGCTGGTACTGATAGCACAACGATGACATTCCCCGGTACTAGCGCAACTATTGCTCGTACTGATGCGGCTAATTCGTTTACGGGAAATCAAACTATCGGCGGCGCAGTAATTACGACTCCTGACACACGTACAGGCGCGGGCGCGGTCAGTATAACAACCACTACCACGGCGTTTGTTTCAACAGGTACAGGTGATGCACTGACGTTGGCTGATGGTGCGGCGGGTCAAATTAAGACCATTGTGTACACAGGAGAAGCAGCGGGTGGTGACACGGGTGTATTGACTCCAGCAAACCGTGTTGGTTACGCCACGATCACTTTTAATGCTATTGGTGATAGCGCAACTCTGCAATTTATTGGAACAGGTTGGGCGATTTTAGCTTTATATGGCGCGGTTAAAGCTTAAGTATGGCTAAAGGAATGGGGATAAAAACATCTGTTAAGTCGGGCAATTTCCGTCCGACTAAACAAGGTGCTGGCATGACGCAAAAAGGTGTTGCAGCCTATCGTCGGGCCAATCCCGGTTCCAAGCTAAAGACCGCTGTAACAGAAAGTAATCCTAGTGAGGCACGAGCAAAAAGAAGAAAGTCATTTTGTGCAAGGAGTGCGGGACAAATGAAGCAGTTTACAGAAGCAGCAAATGATCCTAATAGCAGGCTACGTCAGGCGCGTAAGCGATGGAAATGTTAGGGAGTGGGCCATATGGATATATTGTATTGGAATATAGCCCTAACAATTTTTGTGGGGATACTAGGTTTTATGCTTAAAGAAAAATTTGAGGAGCTTCAAAGAATTAGTATCCTATTAAATAGGACTAGAGAAGAAGTTGCCAGAGAGCATATAACACGCGCTGAGGTTAAGTCGGATATTGACGCTCTTAGAGAACATTTTGATGATGGGTTCTTAAGATTAGAAGCTAAATTAGATAAACTGAGTGGTTCCTATAAGGGTTAATTACCATGAAAAAAGTTAAAAAAATGGCGTTTGGTGGGATTGGCTCAGCACAGGAGATACCTTCAGTTTTAAGGGGTAGAACGCCTGGAAAGCCAATAATTGGAAGACCAATGCCTGCAAGACCACAACCGCAAGTACAACCGCAGCCACCAGTAGCCTTACCTCCACGTACTACTACTGGTAGTAGCGTATCAACAGTACCCTCATGGATGCGCGACTCAATTGGGTCGATGATTGGGCAACAAGCGATAAACCCATACGCTCAAAACCCATATAATCAAAACCCGTATAACATGAAAAAAGGCGGTAAGGTAAAAACTAAGAAGTATGCTAAAGGCGGTTCAGTTAGCTCTTCAGCATCTCGTAGGGCTGACGGTATAGCGCAAAAAGGTAAGACTAGAGGGCGGTTTGTGTAATGCCTGCCACATCAAAGAAGCAGGAAAAGTTTATGAGAGCGGTTGCCCATAGCAAAGATTTTGCTAAAAAAGTGGGTGTACCACAGAGTGTAGGCCGTGAATTTTCTAAAAAGGAAGGTGGAGAAATGAAAGAACCTAAAGGAATGATGCAAAGAGAAGTGGCTTTTATGAAAGGAAAAGGCGCTCCTAAAGCTATGATTAAGCATGAGCAAAGAGAAATGGAAGAGAAAAAGCCACTTCCTGTAGCGGCAAGAAAACCCCTTCCTGCGGCTGCACAAAGAAAAGCACCTCCAATTACATCTGCTGTTATGAGAAAAGGTGGAGTAACTAAAAAAATGGCTGCTGGTGGTTTAGCTGCTGGACACAAATCGGCTGACGGTGTGGCTTCTAAAGGTAAAACAAGAGCTAAACAAGTCACCATGAAAAAAGGCGGCAAGTGCTAGCTAGTAGAGGTATGGGGGCTATAAGCCCATCCAAAATGCCAAAGCCTAAAAAGATTACCCGTAAGGATAATCCTAATAAGGTTACTATGTACAAACGAGGCGGAAAAGTTAAAAAATGAGTACATCTGGTGCTACAAGCTTTAATCTAGACCTCAATAGCTTGATTGAAGAAAGTTTTGAGCGTTGCGGTAAAGAGTTGCGTAGTGGCTATGATTGGCGTACGGCTAGAAGAAGTCTTAACCTGTTAACCATTGAATGGGCTAATCGAGGGTTGAACTTATGGACGGTAGAGCAAGGTGTCATACCGTTGGTGACTGGGCAGGCAATATATCCTATAGCGTCGGATACTATTGATTTATTAGATCATGTTGTTCGCCAGAATAACGGTACTACTAATCAAACCGACATAAATATTAGTAGAATCGCAGAGCCTACCTACTCAACTATTCCTAATAAGCTCACCCAAGGGCGGCCAATCCAAATGTGGTTTAATCGTCAAACAGGTAAAGAATACACAACCACTGTTACGTTAGACACAAGTATTGGTTTGACTGAGACAACTATAGCTCTAACTTCAGTAACAAATCTACCTGCGGCTGGGTTCATAAAGATTGGCTCAGAGACTATTAGTTATCCTAACGTAGACATAGCTAATAACACGTTGTTGAATTGCGCTCGTGGGCAAAACGGTACTTCGGCGGCCTCACATACAGCAGGACCAACGACATACGTCACTGTGCAAAACTTACCTTGTATCAATATTTGGCCTACTCCAAACCCTCCAGGGAATCAATACTTGTTTGTGTATTGGAGAATGAAGCGCCTTCAAGACGCTGGCTCTAATGGCACATACGAGCAGGACATACCATTTAGATTATTACCCGCCTTAGTAGCAGGTCTTGCCTATTATTTAAGTGTTAAATTACCTGAAGTAGATACTAATAGGATAGCGTTCCTTAAACAAGAATACGAAGAACAGTGGCAGTTAGCGGCAGAAGAAGATCGGGATACGTCCCCACTGCGGATTGTGCCACGGAATATGTTTTATTACGGGTAACATATGCCTAACAGATTTGCGTCTGGTAAGTATGCGATTGCCGAATGTGATAGGTGCGGGCAAAGGTATAAGCTTAAAGAGCTTCGCACACAAACACTTAAGACTAAACCTTATCGCGTTAAGGTATGTAAGACATGTTGGGATCCAGATCATCCACAGTTGATGATTGGTATGTATCCTGTAAATGATCCACAAGCAGTTAGAGAACCAAGACCAGACGTTAGTTATGTACAATCAGGTCAATCAGGTTTACAAGATTTAGTAACAAATAGCACATCACCTCTTGGGTTTGGGTTTCCTGAAGAAGGTAGTCGAATATTTCAGTGGGGGTGGGCACCAGTTGGAGGATCCAGGGCTAATGATGCTGGGTTGACACCAAATGATCTTGTGGCTAAAACCTATGTAGGTGATGTGGTAATATCAATAATTTAGGAGATAAACATGGCTAACGATACGATGAAAAAAATTGCTAAAGAAGAAGTTAAGGCGCACGAATCCCGTATGCACGGTATGAAAAAGGGTGGCGTAACGTCTGAAGCTATGAAAAAATACGGACGTAACATGGCGCGTGCTATGAACCAACGTGGGACTTCAAGGGGTAAATAATGGCTAAGAACAGCAAACCAGCAACCGAATACGCTCAGCCGCATACGATGGAAGGTAAAACTACTAATGTAGAAACCTATTCAAAGTATGGTACAGGCGCTGAATGTATGAATGAGATGAACATATCAGTGGGCGGCATCAGCAAAGGTAAGTACCCTCCAGAAAATCCTTGTGGTGTTGGGGAGATGCGTGGGTATGGAGCTGCCATCAAAGGTCGTAAAACTAGTGGGAAAATGGGTTAATGAATTATACGGAACTCACTGCAGCTATTCAGGATTATACTGAAAATGTATTTACAGCCGATGAGCTTGCCACATTTGTAAAAAACGCTGAGCAGCGTATCTATAACGTAGTGCAGTTACCAGCATTGCGTAAGAATGTGACAGGTACCCTATCGGCTGGAAATAAATACTTAGCGGCCCCAAGTGATTTCTTGTCTGTTTTTTCATTAGCTGTGATTGATGGTGATGACGAATACCATTATTTGCTTGATAAAGATGTAAATTTTATACGGCAGTCATATCCAACTTCAGCTACTGCCCAAGGTGTTCCTGAGTATTACGCGATATTTGGTCCTAGACAAGGCAACCCAGATGAGCTGTCTTTCATATTAGGGCCAACACCAGATGATAATTATGAAGCAGAACTTCATTATTTCTACTATCCAGAAAGTATTGTAGACGCGGGTACGTCTTGGTTAGGTGATAATTTCTACTCAGCATTATTATATGGGTCGCTATTAGAAGCCTACGTGTTTATGAAAGGCGAGCAGGATATGATGAGCTATTATCAGCAAAGGTATGAAGAAGCTATGTTGTTGCTTAAACAACTTGGTGATGGTAGAAACCGTCAAGACGCTTATCGTAATGGTCAGGTTAGGTATCCAGTTAAATGATTACGCAAACTCAAACCACGTCATTTAAAAAAGAGTTGTATGAAGGTGTACACGATCTTCTTATAGACACGATTCAGATAGCTCTATATACCGCTAATGCGGATTTGGGCGCTGACACCACTGTTTATACAATAACCGATGAGGTTGATGGGGCAGGGTATACTGCTGGTGGTAATGTGCTTACTGGAGCTACGGTGCGTTCATCAGGTTCTGTGGTATATGTGAGCTTTGATGATACTACTTGGGCGTCAGCGTCATTTACTTGTCGTGGGGCTTTAATTTACAACGCAAGCAAAGCAAACAGATCTATCGCCATATTAAATTTTGGTAGTGATAAGATTGTCGACGATAAGGCATTTACGGTACAATTCCCAACAAATTCAGCTAATAGCGCAATAATAAGGATGTCATAATGTTATCTGTAGAAAGTTTTGGCGATGTTGGTAGTGTAAAAGTGCTTACCTCAGTAAATCGTGGGTTTACACCCGAAGAAATTGTGGATCGAGCGGTTGATAAAATTATATATGTGGGGGGTAATAGTCACCCATTAATTAAAGACCAAGCACTAGCTTTTAAAGAGCATATACGGGACATCTTAGTGTTCTATATGTATGAAGCAATTTCATCTAACAAAACGACATTAGCAAATAAACTTAGGGAAGCAGGGCATCCCGAATTAATTAAACTTTTAGATTAGGAGAATCAAATGGCTATAACCAATGCAATGTGCACATCTTTCAAGTCAGAATTGATGCAAGCATATCATAACTTTACAAACGGTACGGGTAACACCTTTAAGATTGCGTTATACACGTCATCAGCTACTTTAGGTGCATCAACTACCGCATACTCATCAACCAATGAGGTAGCTAACGGCAATGGATATACGACTGGTGGTAACACGCTTACTAACGTGACTCCCACAACATCCGGTACTACAGCGTATACAGACTTTTCAGATACTACTTGGTCAAATGCAACGATTACGGCTAACGGAGCATTAATTTACAACAGCACTAACTCAGATAGAGCTGTAGCATCATTAGCTTTTGGAAGTGATAAAACATCAACGTCAGGGGATTTTGCAATTATATTCCCAACAGCAGACGCTTCAAACGCTATTATCCGTATTGCTTAAGCGGAGTATAACCTTGCATATTACGAAAAGGGGCGTTCTTTGCGCTCCTTTTTGTTTTAGCGTGTAGACATGACTACAAAAACGATCCTCATCACAACTGGCACGACTACCTGGACGGTACCGTCGGACTATCTTCCTAATTCTAACGCCACAGTAACTTGTATAGGTGGTGGTGGCGGTGGTAGTAAAGGGTCTTCATCTAGCTGCGCAGGTGGTGGTGGTGGTGGCGCATGGGGGCAAAGTACCAATCTTAATTTTACTGTTGGTTCAACAGTTTATGTATCAGTTGGCGCTAAAGGAACAGGCGGAACTACTGCGGGCACTGTGGGAACATCCGGTGGGGATACTTGGTTAAATTGGAATACCTCCACAAAAGTTTCATCTAATACTGCGCCGACCTCTACAACTACTGGTGTTTCAGCGGCTGGCGGTAAAGCTGGTAGTAATTCACAAACGGGTGGTAACGGTGGTAGCACCAGTAGTGGTTTTGCTACTACTGAAAGGGCTGGCGGAGTTGGCGGAAACGGTGGGGGTAATGGTAGTGGGCCAGGAGGTGGTGGTGGCGCAGCAGGGTCGTCATTAGGCACAGGCGGGGCTGGTGGAGATTCCAATAATAGAGCTGATAGAGGTGGCGGTGGTGGCGGTGGTACAGGCGGCGCAGGAGCTCAAGGAACCACTGGTACTGGTGGTGCGGGTGGTCTTCAATTCGGTGGTGGTGCGGGTGGTGCGGGTGGTTCAGCCGAAAATGCCGGTACCGCAGGTACTAACGGTGGTGGTGGCGGTGGTGGTGGCGAGAGTGTAACTACTACATCAGGTGCCGGTGGTCAGGGTGGTGCGGGTACCGAGTTTACTATAACTGCAGGTGGCACAGCAGGTGCTGGTGGCGGTGGCGGTGGGTCTGGTTCGTCAGACAGTAGTGCGTCTGGTGCAGGTGGTGCGGGTGGTGATTATGGTGGCGGTGGTGGCGGTACAGGTGCAGATCCTGCAACAGGTGCTAATGGTGGTGCTGGTGCTCCAGGCGCTATTATTATCACCTACACAACAGTTGATAATGTAAGTGTCAGTGTTACTGGTGTAGAAGGCACTGGATCGGCTGGTAGCGTAACGGTAACAGGTAAGGCTAACACTACTCCAACTGGTGTAGAAGGTACGGGTGCTGCTGGGACCGTAACTGTAACGGGTAAGGCTAATATTACCTTAACTGGTGTAGAAGGTACTGGTGCTGCTGGGACTGTAACTGTAACTGCAGGGGCTAATGCCTATCCAACTGGTGTAGAAGGTACTGGTGAAGTTGGTGATGTAACTGTAACTGGTACGGCTAATGTTGATCTTACAGGCGTAGAAGGTACTGGTGAAGTTGGTACTGTAACTACACAAACAAGTAACTACATCCCAGTTACAGGTGTAGAAGGTACTGGTGAAGTTGGTGACGTAACTGTAACTGGTACGGCTAATGTTGATCTTACAGGTGTAGAAGGTACTGGTGAAGTTGGTGATGTAACCGTAACTGGTAAAGCTAATGTTGATCTTACAGGTGTAGAAGGTACTACTGAGCTAGGTACCATAACCGTCATAAGTGGAATATTAGTTCATTTAGATGGTGTAGAAGGTACGGGTGAGGTTGGTGATGTAACTACACAAACCAATAACTATATTCCGGTTACAGGTGTAGAGGGTACTGGTGAAGTTGGCACAGTATCGGTAGAAACCGATCAAAATATTAGTGTAGATGGTGTAGAAGGTACTGGTGAAGTTGGTGACGTAACAGTTACCGCAGGGGCTAATGTTGATCTTACAGGTGTAGAGGGTACTGGTGAAGTTGGCACAGTATCAGTTGAGACAGATCAGAATATTAGTGTAGATGGCGTAGAAGGTACTGGTGAGGTTGGGGATGTAACAGTTAGCGCAGGGGCTAATGTTGATCTTACAGGTGTAGAAGGTACTGGTGAGGTTGGGGATGTAACAGTTAGCGCAGGGGCTAATGTGTACCCTATTGGGGTAGCGGGTACTGGTGATGTTGGTACTGTAACTGTAACCGGAGGGGCTAATGTTTATCCTACAGGTGTAGTTGGGTACGGAGTTGTAGGTAACGTGTTGGTTTGGGGGCAAATTGATGACAACCAAAATCCAGATTGGGTAGCCGTAGACAACCAAAATACTGTAACATGGACTGACATACCGACTTAATTATAGGCGAGGTATCTATGGAAGCGGGATTAAAAAAAGAACTTATTGACCAAACCGCACATTTTGCTGCTGGGTTAATAGCTACAGTATCAATCGGTCTGGTGATAGGGGGTCTATATGCGGCTGTGGCGACTATGGTATTTGCTATACTGCGAGAGATTAAACAAAGACTAGACCGCAACGATGTATGGTATGGATGTAGCTGGGGGTGTAGACTTGATTTAGCATTTTGGGCGCTAGGAATCGGCTGCGGATTATTGATAACAATTTATTTGTTGTAGAGGGTAAAAATGGCTTCGACATATTCTCCAAAATTAAGGCTCGAACTTATTGGTGCTGGTGAGCAAGCAGGTCTATGGGGCACAACCACAAATAAGAATGTCGGGCAGTTACTTGAACAGGCGATTGCTGGTGTATCCATTATTGAGTTGGATGGAATCTCTGGGAACTATACGATTACAGCTCTTGATGGTACCTCTGACCAAGCTCGTAGTGCAGTGCTTCAATGTATTTATAAAGTAGTTCCAGCAACTGGCTCCATCAACTTAATTATTCCAACACAAACAAAATTGTATGTAGTTCGTAATGATTGCGGGCAAATAATATACGTTAAGACAGTCGCTCAAACAGGTGGGATAGAGATTAAGGATGGCGAGTCTACCTTAGTATTTTGTGATGGAACTGATGCAGTATCTGGGATAGAAACTGCGGCGGTTGGTACTTTGACTGTATCAGGTGGTGGTACTGGGTCTACTACATTCACAGCAGGTTTTGTAAAATCTCCTGGCGGCACAGGGGCATTAACTTCTTCGGCTAACGTAAATTTAGGGACTGAGGTTACAGGTACATTAGGAACTACAAATGGAGGTACAAACCTCACAACATTCACTTCTGGTGGAGCTGTTTACGCAACGTCAACTAGTGCGCTTACTACTGGCACACTACCAGTAGCTTCTGGAGGTACGGGTAAAACTACGCTCACATCTAACGGGTTAGTGGTTGGTAATGGTACGTCGGCAGTGACTTCTCTTGTGGGTACATCCAATGGTCAAGTTGCTACTTGGAATGGAACGGCGTGGATAGCGTCAGCGGCTGCTGCGGCTGGTGTAGCTTCTTTCAGTGCAGGTACGACTGGGTTTACCCCATCAACGGCTGCTACAGGTGCTGTTACTCTCGCGGGCACATTAAGTACCGGTAACGGAGGTACTGGGTTAACAACTTTCGGTGCATCTAATCGTGCGATTTATTCAACTTCTTCTAGTGCTTTAACGGCGGGTACACTTCCAGTAGCGGCGGGGGGCACCGGTAGTACCACACTTGATGGCGCGGGAATCGTCACAAAAACGGGTACACAGACTATATCAGGTTCTAAGACTTTTTCTTCAAATGTACTGGTTAATCTTGGGTCTGGTTTTAGTGAAGTTCGTGTAGGTACTAGTACCAGTGGGATGTCATATGATCATACTGGTACTACAGTAGGTATAGGTTTTAGTGGGGGTAACGCTTTAGGGTTTTACACCTCCTCTACCTCTACAGGTTATGCTGAATTTTCAGCAGGTACAGTAAAGAAACCTGGAGGGGGCTCATTTACCGCTTCATCTGATATTCAAGTTAAAGAAAATGTAGTTGATTACACTAAAGGGTTAGAGGCTCTTAAAACACTTCGCCCAGTTAACTTTAATTATAACGATGTGACTAAGCTAGGACGTGCTACAAGCTATAAGAAATTTACTGGGTTGGTAGCACAAGAAACCGAAAAAACGGCGTTTAACTCAATTGTAGATACGGGTAGTGATGGATATAAATTTATTGATTCGTCTGAGCTTACCTATGCTTTAATCAACGCAGTTAAAGAGTTGGCTGCACAAGTAGAAACGTTAAAAGCTGAAATTGCTACTTTAAAAGGAGAGTAAAAATGGCTGAAAAATGGATTCAAAACGCTATCAAAAAACCTGGTGCTTTACGCAAACAACTAAAGATAACTGGTAATAAACCAATCCCTGCTACGACATTAGCTAAAGCTGCTAAAGCCCCTGGAACGCTAGGGCGACGAGCCAGACTAGCAAAGACGTTGAAAACGCTTAACAAATAACTTGAGGGGTGTGAGATGTTCCCAATAGGCAGCATAATTGATGTAGGACTAAAACTGATTGATAGAATTTTACCTGACCCTGCCGCTAAAGCCGCTGCCAAAGTAGCTTTGATGGAGGCTAGTCAAAAAGGTGAGTTAGCTCAAATTCAAGCAGATATGTCGGAGCAAGCTGAGTTAACTAAGAGGCTTCAAGCTGATATGAGGTCTGATTCTTGGTTATCTAAAAATATTCGTCCTATGACGCTTATTTATATCCTCACTGCTTACGCTATTTTTGCTACTGGCTCTGCTTTTAATGTAAACGTTAATCAGAATTATGTAGAGCTTCTTGGGCAGTGGGGTATGCTTATCATGTCTTTTTACTTTGGTGGACGCACACTTGAGAAGATCATGGAGATGGCATCCAAAAAAACTGATAAGGACACTGATAAGTGAATTTATCACCCCACTTCACACTTGAAGAGCTAATACGATCTGATACTGCGGCAAGGCTTGGGCTTATCAATACACCTAATATAGCGGAAACTGAAAACCTAAAACGGTTGTCGCATTTATTAGAGATGGTCAAAGCTGCGGTCGATATGCGACCGGTGATAGTTACTTCGGGGCTGCGTTTAAAACAAGTAAACGATGCAGTGGGGTCTAAGGATACAAGCCAGCATATAACAGGATGTGCTGCGGATTTTTATGTTACTGGTTTAACCCCCAAACAGGTAATAGACATTTGTTTAGATAGGGATTTACCTTTCGATCAAATCATTTTAGAATTTAATTCATGGGTACATATAAGTGTGCCTAACACGCCCGACAAACCTCCTCGTAGGAATAAGTTGGTTATCGATAAAACTGGCGTTAGACTCTACTCATAATTATGCCATTACAAAAAATACAATTTCGCCCAGGTATTAACCGTGAAGGTACTAATTACTCTAATGAGGGTGGTTGGTATGACTGCGACAAGATACGATTTCGTTCTGGATACCCGCAAAAGATAGGTGGTTGGGTACGAGCTACTTCAGGATACACCTATAAAGGTGTATGCCGGATGCTTATAAATTGGGTGGATTTAAGCAATAATAATTTAATAGGTATTGGTACGCACCTTAAATACTACGTTAATAATGGGTTAACTGAGTATCGTGATATTACCCCACTTCGTAAAACAACTAACCCAATGGGAAATAATCCTTTTGCGGCTACCAATACTTCGGTGGTTGTTACTGTTACCGACACAACCCACGGTGCTCAAGTAGGTGACTATGTTATTTTTTCAGGGGCCACAGCTTTTGCAGGTATACCAGCGGCAGAAATAAACGCTGAGTTTAAAATAATAAACATCATTGATGCTAATACGTACCAGATAGAAGTACCTAGTAATGCTACATCCACAACATCAGGTGGGGGTAACGCGGTCATAGCTAAATACCAAATAAATATTGGTCTAGCGGCTTATACAATTGGTAATGGTTTTGGTGCGGGTGTTTGGAACGGTCTTAATACTAGTCTTTATACCGATCTTACATATACCTCTGGATCGGGTAATATTTTATTAGACGCACTTTCAACTACAATAAACGTAACAGATACAACAGGATTCGCTGCTTCTGGTGTGATTGTAATTAATAGTGAACGTATAACTTATAGCGGTGTAACATCAACTTCATTTACAGGTTGCACACGAGGTGCGCAATCAGACGAAACTCTTGCAAGCACTACTATTAACGGCGGTATCAACGCTTCAGTAACTACAATTACTTTAACGAGTGTGACTGGGTTTACTGTACCTACTACATTTGGAATAACTGGGGCGTATGCTGTTGTTAAAATAGGTAATGAAATTATTAGCTACACTGGAGTAAATTCGGCATCAAAAACACTCACAGGTTGCACGCGCGGAATCATGGGGACTACCGCAGCATCTCATAGCACCGGGGCAGCTATAGTGGAGTACGCGGGGGTACAGCATGGACTGGATCCTACAACCGGGGCGACTACCCCACCAGCAATCAAAGTCTATCAAGTAACTAATGCTCTTGGTACGACAGGTTGGGGGGAAGCCTCTAATATTGAGTTTGGGTCTGGGATTGGGCAACAGATGCGGTTGTGGTCTAATGACAACTACGGCGAAGATCTTTTACTTAACCCTCGTGGGGGTAAGATTTACTATTGGAGTAACAACACAGCGACATACCCCGCTGCAGAACCTTTAGTTCCTGATGTGCCTATAGTAGGAACAAATCAAGTTGTTGTATCAGATGTAACGCGTTTTGTAATCGCTATGGGGTGTAATTCGTATGGTAGTAGTGATTTCGATCCTTTAGTTGTTCGATGGTCAGATCAAGAAGAATATGATGTATGGGATCCAACTATACCTGGATCACAAGCAGGTGACGCGCGTTTGACAAATGGCTCATTCATTATGACCAGTAAGAAAACTCGTCAAGAAATCTTGATTTGGACAGATGCCGCGTTATATTCAATGCAGTTTTTAGGCCCTCCGTATGTGTTTGGCTTTACGTTATTGGGGGATAACCTTTCAATCATGTCTCCTAATGCCGCAACGGTAGTTAATAATGTGGCGTATTGGTTGGGCACTGATAAGTTTTATACTTATACAGGTCGTGTAGAAACACTCCCTTGCGCTGTTCGGCAGTATATTTTCAATGATCTTAACTTCGACCAAAGGTTTCAAATTGTTGCTGGTGTTAATGAAGGGTATAACGAAGTCTGGTGGTACTACGTATCTAATACAGAAGTAGCCTTAGCTGCCCAAGAAAGCCGTGTACCTACTATAGATAAGTATGTGATTTATAATCATTTAGAGCAGATTTGGTATTACGGATCATTATCTCGCACATTCTGGTTGGATACACCAATACAAAGTAATCCATTAGCTGCGTATGGAGATACGGAAACAGGTACCTTGCTGTTTCACGAAACGGGGGTAGATGATCTCTCGACAACCTCCGCGTTGCCTTTTACTGCTTATATCCAGTCTTCGGATTTTGATATTAACGACGGACATAATTTTGGCTTTGTATGGAGGATTATCCCAGACATCTCCTTTGCAGGCTCAGGGGGTAATGAGAATAATGTATACCCGTCAGTGGTAATGGAAGTTCGACCTCGTGCATTTCCTGGAACGGGTTATGGTCCTACGGAAGAAGACACAGTTACGAGTAGTCAAGCGTATGGGCCTGTTAAACAATATACAGTTGAACAGTTTACCCCACAAGTTTATACAAGAGTTCGTGGACGTCAGATAGCATTTAAGATCAGCTCTGGTGGGCAATTAGGAGTTACATGGCAGTTAGGAAGTCCACGTATTGATATAAGACCTGATGGTAGAAGGGGCAGCTAATGAAAACAAATATTAAAGGCTCAAAAACACCCAATCTACCGTTAGGTCCTGTTGAATATGCGCAACGTTATCAAGACCAACTTAATAGCATATTGCGGTTGTATTTCAATCAAATCGACAATATCACAGGGGCACTATTAGGACCAAATCCTAATCAAGCGTTTAACTTTGCGCATATCTCTGCTTCAGACCTTACTAATCAATACGCCGCAGATAACACACCTACAGCAGTGAAGTGGGGGCAATTAGATACCGCAAACGGTTGGACATTAACAGCACCGGGTATTTTTGTTGCGACTTACGCTGCAGTTTATAAGCTTACCTACAGTCTTCAATTTGTGAATACGGATAATGCTATTCATTATGTTACCGCATGGCTAAAAGTAAATGGGGCGAATCTAGCGGGTTCTGCAACAAAGTTTGCGATACCATCTCGTAAAAGTGCGACTCCTGGTGAAGAAGGGTTTGTGTGTGCGTATTCTGAAGTATCTTTTGTGGGTAATACCGATGATGAAGTTGAGGTGTATTGGGCTACAGACAAAGGTTACAGCACAACAGGTCCTGTTGATGGCGTTTATATGTTGTATGAAGCTGTACAAACGACCCCATTCGCCCATCCATCAATCCCATCTGCTGTAGGATCTATTGTATATTTAGCAAGAAAAACTACATGACAATATTAGGTAAATGATTAATAATATGTTTAATTTATTTTGGAGGTTATTATGGGTCAAGCATTAGCCATTGGGGCACTTTTAGGTGCAGGGATGGGGGCTGGTACAGCAGCATTAACTGGAGGCGACCCACTTAAAGGCGCACTTATGGGGGCACTTGGTGGGGCTATTATGCCTGGGGCTGGAGGTCTTTTAGGCGGTGCGGAAGCTGGAGCTGCTATGGGCGCTGCTAGAGGGCTTGGTGGGGCTGCGGCAGGTGAGACTGCTGCGCTTGGTGGCTCTAGATTTGGTCAGTCACTTTGGCCAACAGTTAATATGGCAAGATCAGCCACAAATGTGGCTAGAATAGCCCCAGAAACAGGTCTTATGGATGTGTTTAAATCGACTCCTGGCGGTCTAAAGTTCCCAGAACGGCTAGGTAATTATATGGTGCAGAACCCACTTACATCGGCTGCAATAAGCAGTGGATTGATTAATACAATGGCCAATAGGCCAAATACAGAAATGCCTGGGTCGGAGCCGTATACAGGTTCTCTTAGTAGATTTAATTATGAACCTAGTAGATACAATGTGGCTACGTTAGCTGAAGGTGGAATTGCAGATGCGTTTCAACCAAATATGTACCCACAATCTCAAATAAGTCGTTCTGAGTACGCTGTGCCTAGACAAATGCCTATTGGTGCTGAAATAGTTAGATCAGAAGATGTGGCAGATGGAAGTATTACCTCATTACCATCCAGTCTAAGATACATGGGGGGTGGGCGTTTAGGAGGTTACTCAGACGGCGGTAGACTTTTGAAAGGCCCTGGTGATGGGATGTCTGACTCTATACCCGCAAAGATTGGCGCACGGCAACCTGCTAGATTAGCAGATGGAGAATTTGTTATTCCTGCTGATGTTGTGTCACATCTTGGTAACGGGTCTACTGATGCAGGGGCTAAACAACTATACGACATGATGAGCAAAGTCCGTAAAGCGAGAACTGGTAACAAGAAACAAGGTAGAGAAATAAATGCTCGCAAAATGTTGCCTGCATAAAGGAGATAATTATGGATTATTACTACGATCCGGTACTTGGTAGGTTTGCAGATGGTAGCCCCCCAGAATACGCACAAGATACGTATACGGTATATCCAGAACTTACTAGGGATATGTATGGGAATTTCGCTGGTAGCTCAAACAATAGCGCATTAGGTGTAAACTCAAAAACGGCTACGGGGTACAAGCCATCAGGTACTTCAGTTAATGGTCCTTCGTCGCAAGGATTTTTAGGGCGTAACATACCTTCTGGTGTGCCGATGTATGATGCTTATTTTGCTAGACCATTAGCATCCAATACGCAGTTTTTAAAAGACGCCTATCAGCAGTTAATAGGGCATCCAATAACCCAACAAGAGATTCAACCTTTGATGGGAGAGTTAGAAAAAGGCTTAACTGGTTATGGGGCTGTAATTATGGGGGCTACAGCTCCTGAAGTACAAAGGATGCAAGATTATCAAAGGGCATACACCACAGCATATCGACCAGGGTATCAGGAGTTTTCCCCTAGTGGACAGTACCAACAACCAATTTATATGCCCAGCTATGGTAACTACGCAGCCCCTACAGCTCCTTATAGTCCTTCCTATAGCTCTTATGCTCCTTCACAAGACTTAATCGCGCATATTGAGAATGTAGTAGCAAATGGATTAGGACCACAACAAGCAGCCCCCAGTGGTGGTAAGGGTGGGAAAGGTGGTGGGGGTGAAGGGCATAGCAGTGGTGGTATTACAGAATTGAGGACAAGATGGAGCTAATTGTTAGACCAGTCGATGTAAATTATTTAGCGCAAACTTGGCCATTAGTAAAGGAATTTCTTGCCGCTGCTTTAGCTACAATAGACGCACCAGAGGACACACATTGCTACAATATACATCATGTACAAGCGTTTATTACGAATGAGCAATGGTTATTAACGGTTATTGTTGATAAAGACAGTAAAATACAAGGGGCAATTACTGTATCTTTTGTTAATTATCCAAATCAGCGGGTTGCTTTTGTTACGTTATGTGGTGGTAAGTCCATAGCTAATAAAGACGTACTCAAGCAGTTAAGTGATATTTGTAGAATGTATGGTGCAACAAAGTTGCAAGCCTATGCCAATGGATCTAGATTGAGGCTATGGGAAAAAACGGGGTTTAAGAAACATACCACTTTAATAGGAGTAGATTTATGAGTGATAAAGGTGGAGGGAGTAATACATCCAGTGTACAAACAATAAACAATATACCTGAGCATTTGCGACCACAATCCGAAGCTCTTATAGGAGCTGCTACTCAAGAGTATTTTCAAACAGAAAAAGGCCCAGATGGTAAGTTACAAATAACTGGATTAAAACCATTTACACCGTATAGCGTTAAACCAGAAGATTATTTCGCTGGCTTTAGTCCTATACAGCAGCAAGTGCAATATGAGGCTGCAAATATGCAACGGCCTGGGCAGTTTGGATCGGCTACATGGGCGGCTTCACAAGCAGGTTTGGGGGGTGCACAAACCGCAGAACAGGCACTTGGCTATGGCAATATGGGTGTTAGATACGGGCAAACTGGGCAACAGGCGGGGGCTTTAGGACAGCAGTTAGGAGTTGCTGGTGGTGGACAATATGGCGGCATGGGGGCAACATACGGTGCGGGCGCAGCTAGGTTAGCCCCTGGAGCTGTTGGGTATGGGCAACAGGCGGCGATGACAGGCGACCTATATAGACGTATGGCTACTAATCCTGGCGATATTGCCGCGTATATGTCTCCGTATATGCAAAATGTAGTAGACGTGCAGAAACAACAAGCTATTCAAGATTACCAGCAAAACATAATGCCTGAGATACAGGCACAGGCTATTAAAAGCGGAGCGTTTGGTGGGTCAAGAGATGCTGTTCAACGTGCTATGGCTCAACGTGCGCTTACTCAACAAATGCAAGGTTTGCAAGCTACTGGCTTACAAAAGGCATACGAAGACGCACAACAAGCCCAGCAGTTTGGTATTGGCGCACGACTACAGGGGCTTCAAACTGGACTACAAGGTTTGGGTGCAGCCGGTGAGTTGTATGGACGTGGTATGCAGGGTGCGCAGCTTGGCTTAGAAGGGGTTAGGACACAATTAGCAGGAACGCAACAAGGTATGGAAGGAGCCCAACTGGGTATGCAAGGAGCGGGTCTTGGTCTACAAGGTGTGTCCGGGGCGCAGGCGGGATATGACTTATTAGGACGGTCTGGTGTGAATCTAGCTAATATCGGTGCCCAACAACAACAAGCTGATCTTGAGCGAATGGGGTTCCAAAAAAATATAGGTGCGGAGCAACAAGCTTTGGAACAGGCAAAAATAGACCAAGCTGTTAAACAGTATTACCAAGCAAGGGATTACCCAACGGATTTGATGGCAAAATATAGTGCGCTGCTTCATGGGTATTATACACCTGAACAAACAACAAGTTATTATCAAAATATTAATCCAGTGTCTCAAGCCGCTGGGTTTGTTACAGCAGCGTCACAGGCGGTTGACAATAAAGCTGGTGGTAAGATTGAGGATGCTCAAGGCATTGATGACTTAATGATTCGTAAAACATTGAAAAAGGCGCGTAGATAACTATGAATCCGTTTAGCCGAATTTCTGATGCGGAAAAACTATCTGTAGATCAGCTTAAAGAAGCTATGCAGGGCAAAACGCTTCCAGCGTATATTGCGATTCCATTAATTGAAGAGAAAATGGACATGCAAAGCCGCATGAAAGGTATGATGGCTATGCAGCAAGCGCAACAACAGCAACCACCCATCGCTCAACAAGTTATGCAGAGAGTAGATACGGAAGGGGGTATTGACCAACTACCTACTAGCTTACCTCCTGCAGGTATGGCGGGGGGTGGGATTGTTGCGTTTGATAATGGTGGCGACGTAAGGAAAAAATATGATGCTGCGGAGTTAAACAAGTTATGGGAAGCACTAAAATATACGGGGGCTGTAGGGGAGGATGTGATTAGTGCGCCCACACGATGGGTTATGGATGCTGCAGGTAGACCCGCAGCGGCTATTGGAAGTGCACTTGGCTATGATATACCTATACCGTCAGGTGCTTATTCTAATGAAAAAGGTATGTTAACCCCACGATCTGGTCATTTAAAATCATTAGAGGATTTTACTAGCCTGTCTTTACCTGGAGGGGGCAACCAAGAACCCCCCGAAGAAGATAAAGCACACGCTCAGGTAGGGGCTGCACCACCAGCTCCGCCAGCTCCGCCAGTATCGCCAGGACAAGGTGGTGGGTTTGGCGCTATGGGGTATGGTATAGGTTCAACATCAGTGCCATCTGCAATGAAAATGGTTAAGGGTGTCTTAGGAGACTATACAAAGGACTCTGAGGCGCGAGAAAAGACCTTAATGGAAGGACTTAAAGGGAACCAATTGGGAGGTAAAGCCTTCCACGAGTACGAATCAATGTTGCGCAAAGAAGCTGAAGAAGCGGGTGTAGATAAAGAAAAAGCTAAGTCTATGGCAATTTTTAAAGCGGGTCTTGCTATGATGGCAGGAACCCACCCTAACGCTTTGGTGAATATTGGGCAGGGTGCTATGGTTGGGGCTGAAGATTACCAAAACGCGTATGAAAAACTAAAACAAGCAGACCGTCAACGCACTAAAGAATTTGCACTTATCGAACAAGCTCGCCGCGCAGAGGCTAAAAATGATGTAGATCGCAGAGATAGTCTACTTATGAAAGCATTTGAAATAGGCCAAAAACGAAGCGATGTTGTGGCTAGTGCGCTTATTCAAGGTGGTGTAGCCGATGTAAATAATGCTGCAGATTTAGCTAAAACCTTTCTTGCTGGTAGTATACAACTTCAAGCTGCCCAAACGAGAGCTGCTGCAACAACGGCCAGTAAACAAGGAACGGCATCTTTAAAAGGCTTAACTGCTATTGCTGATGAAGTACGAAAAGAGATGCCTTATGAGGCTTTTAAAGCTCAGTATGCAAAAAAATCAAATTATAGCAGAACCCCAGAAGTTGGTGCCAATCCAGCATTTGACAGACAAGCGCGGGCGGCCTATCTTAATTATATCGAATCAGTGTCTAGGGATAGGTACGAAGATCAACAGACTGGGGTATTTGGCGCTATGACTCCTAATACACAAACTCCTATCGCTCCAGGTTATCGAATACTACCTCAAGATAAATAAATAAATATGCCTATCTATAAAGTACAAGCTCCTAACGGTAAAGTTTATAACATCGAAGGTCCTGAAGGCGCGGATGAAAATACCATACTTCAAACAGCGCAACAGCTTCATGATAGGGATGAGATGCAACGGTTGCGCAAGGATTATGGGCCTGGGCTTTTAGGAGTTGCTGGACAAGGTATCAAACGTGGTGCACAACAACTGGGTGTGACATTCGGTGATGTAATTCCTGCTATGGTAGGAAAAAAACTAGGCTTTGAAGAGTATGCAAAACGTCAGATGGGGGAAGCGGAGCAGACTCAACAAGAGATAGAGGCTACTAACCCTGCGTATTTCAAATCATATAAAGAAGTAGAGACACCCTATCATGCGCTTCAGTTTGGTTCTGAAGTAATAGGTGAGCAATTACCAAACATAGCTACTTCGCTTATACCCGGACTGGGTGCTGGGCAAGTTGCTAAGCGTGCCGCTTTAGCTTCAGTAGGTAAGTCACTCGCGTCTGAAGCCGCTGAAAAAGGGTTGGCTGGAGAAGCTGCACAAGCTTTTGTTACGGAAGGCATGAAACGTGCCGCACCACAAATTGCTGCTAAACAAACGTTAGGTACAAATGTAGGTGTATTCTTAGGGTCTTACGCACAAAACGCCCCAGAGATATTCCAAAATATCTATGAGAAAACAGGTCAGTTAGATGTAGGCGTATCTTTACTTTTTGGTGCTGGCTCCGCTGCGTTAGATTCCATTCTCCCTGCACAATTAGCTAAGCAAATTTCTGGGCCTCTTAAAGTAGGCGTAGTGGAAAAAATACTAGAGAAATCTGGTATGGATAAAAGCCTATTGCGTAGCGTATCAGCAGGTATTTTAAAAGGCTCCGTTGGTGAAGGGCTTACTGAAGGTGCACAAGAGGCTATTAGTATAGCCGCAGAGAAGTTTGTCGCTAACCACCCACAGATATTTAAAAGCAAGGAATGGGACAGAATCATGGAGTCCAGTGTCCGTGGAGCTATTGCGGGCGGTGGGTTCGGAGCAGTAGGCGGTGCGGCTGAGCGTGGTAGAACGTTATCGGATGAGGCTGCTAAACAGCGAGAAGCTGCTGCGGCTGAGCAAGCACAACAAGAAGAAGCGGCTGCGGCTGAGCAAGCAAAACAAGAAGAATTTGAAAGATATAAAAATGCAACACAAGGTTCCTGGGCAGAACAATTTGATGAGGACGTCCAAAGGCAAGAGCAAGGACAAACAGATGCCGATATAGAAGCACAGGCGCAAGAAGTAGTACAAACAGGCCAGGGGTCGTTAGATCCAAGAGTACAAGCTCGTGCAAACGAAATACTACGTGAACAACAAGCGGGCGCTAGACAAAAAGCTGCTGCTGAAGCTGATAAAAAAATAAATCAAGGCACTCTGTTCGATCAGTTTGATGAGGATATTCAAAAGCAAGAACAAACAGATGCCGATATAGAGGCGCAAGCGCAAGAAGTAATACAAACTGGTCAAGGATCATTGGATCCAGAAGTACAAGCTCGTGTAAATGAACTACTGCGTGAACGGCAAACAACCACTAGACAAGAAGAGTTCGAGAAATATAAAAATGCTGTGCAAGGCTCATGGACGGAACAGTTTGATGAGGGCCTTCAAAAACAAGATCAAGAAAGGGAAGCTGCTGTAAAAGATGTATTGGAGACTGGACAGCAAGACCTTTTTGACGAATCCATAAACAAAGAAGCGGAAGCGCGTATAAAGGCTACGCAAGAACAAGAACGGTTAAACCGTTATAAAAAAATAGGTGTAAACGGAACTGTTATCGGCTCCACTAAAGATGAATTAAAAGCTTTTGGTAAAGCTATTGGTGTCGGTAATACTGCCAAAATATTACGACCTGAAGGACCATTTGCCGGTAAAGATTTGTCAAATCCTGAGCAGTCAAAAGAAGTAGTGGATATGCTGACAGCACTTGCTAACAGTAAAGATGCACCTGCAGGGGCGGCGACAAAAATAGAAAAACTGTTAAGCGACCCTTTATTTCAAATTAGAGAAATGGAGACTCAGAATGAGCCAACTACACAAACTGAAACCGGAGGATTTGAACCTAGCCCTGGAGCTACTATCGGAAGCGCAGAGTCTGAACGTGAGGATACCGGAGGCTCTCGAGCACCTGACATCGGCGGATTGGGACCAACTGGATATGATGTTGACGTCTCTAATGCAGGAGAAAGAGGAGTCGATACTTCACTAGAGGAACAACCAGAACCAACACCTAAACCTACAACCAAAGCTGACCGGCGGGTTACTGAGCTGCTCAAAAACAGACTGCGCACCGCTGCTGAAGATGCTGGGGTCGATCCAAATTTAGTATCGTATGAGGGTTTAGAAGATACCCCTGCGCACAACTACTTAAAATTACCTACCCTGCTTAATAAATACTTTACTGCCTATGATGTAGCAAATGCACCGGATAAAGGTAAAGGGGTAAAAGACCGCGTAGAGAAAAATAAAGTAGACCTTAGCGCATCACGTAAAGCAATCTTACAGCTAGAGCCTAAATTAGAACCAATATTGGATAGGTTGGCTGCTGCACCAACTGAAACCCGTGAAGATTTTGTGACAGGGGTTAATAAAGAAGCTTTAGATGAATTTGATTCTGTTATGGGGCAGCGTATTAAAGACGCTAAAGTTAAAGCTAAAAAGAAACCTAAGGCTAAAGCAAGTCAAACCACTGCTGGTAAACCAAAACTATCGGAAGAAGAGTTTTTCCGTAATGTTGAAAAAATAGCAGGTAAAGGTGTATTCCACCTTCCAAAACATCAAGGTCCTAATTTGACTGAGATGGGTAAAGCTTTGGCTAAAAGTGGCAACTTCAAAGGTCTTGTGCAGCATTTAAAGCATGTATCAGACAACCCAAATGTACAAAGAATACTAAACAAAATAGCAGGGCTGGGGCTTAAGACTAAAGTTAAAATTGGTCAGGTAGAAAACGATCAAGCGGGTTCATACGATCCTATAACCGATACGATTACGCTTAGCCCAGAACATGGGTTGAATGAGCACACAGTGCTGCATGAAACGATACACGCGGCTATATCTCATGTGCTGAATAGTCCTAATTTGCCAGTCACCAAACAGCTAAGCGAGTTGTTCCACCAACTACAAAATCAATTAGGCGGGTTCTATGGTGGTCAAAATATGCAGGAATTTGCTGCTGAGTTAGTAAGTAACCCGCAGTTCCAAGCATTGCTTAAGACCATCAAAGCTCCTAGAAGTGAGAATATGTTTCAACGCTTCATGCGAGTATTAGCAGAGTTCTTTGGTTTCCGTAAAGGTACTAATGCTTATGACGCGGGGCTGAAACTGATTAACGATGCGATTGATATATCAGCAGATGTAGAACCTTCCTTATCAGATATGCTGTTTTTAGGAACGCCTAATACGGCTAGGGAAGGACTCGATATAGTAGGTAGGATTGGTCAGGAAATGCCTAGTCTGACAGGACGGGCAATAGAAGGCGCAAAAAATTACATATCTAATCTACCTCGTAATCTAGTATCACTTGGCTCAGGGCTTCTGCGTTTAGACAACCTAAATACCATATATAAAAAAGAGCTTCCGTCCATACAAAAATTATTATCTTCTCTTGAGCTTCGTCATGGTATGGAAGAGAAGATGGTTAAGGTAATAAACGACAACTATAAGTTTTTTGAAAAAGTACAAAAGACTCACCCTGCGCAATTTAGAGCCATGGAGAACATGGCGTATGACGCACGGTTGGAACAAGTAGATCCGTTGGATGGTAAGTTCTTAGATAAACCCGGATTAACTGATAAGCAACGTAGTGAGTATAAAAAGCTATCAAATATCTACAACAAGTTACCCCCCGATGTGCGTAAAACATACCGCATGATTCGTGAT